TGTAAACTGTGATGGCCAAACTAATAGTGTATTTTTTTCTGGTTTGAATCTACACTTTTGATATAAAAATTCTGTTTCTCCACCTTCAGTTACATCATTAAGATAAACCATAAAAGCTAATATTCTATTTCTTGCTTTCATTTCAGCATTTTCACAGTGCCAAAAATGATAACCTTCACCTACTTTTGTTTTTTGTATTTTAACTTCAAGTATATTATGTGTAGCTAACTTTTTTAAATATGAATATTTTTGAACATATAAAGGATATACATCTTTAAAAAACATATCTATAAAAGGTTTATTGTTATAAGTCATTGCAACATTAGTATCTCTTATAGTATCTATTGCATTATCAGATACCAACATCTCATCTTCTTTTCTTGGATACACCGCACCTTGTTGTTCACACTTATTAAAATAATTTATGTATTTATCGATTAGTTCATTAGGCATAAAATTTTTAAACAAACCAATGTGGTTATCTATGTAATATTGTTGATCCATTAATTAGCACCTCTGTTTTTTATTGGGTCAAACTCTACATCCATATTTGCAGCAAGAGTTCGTCTTACTTCATTAGTGCCATTAAATGGATATACGGTATGTCTCATATCATATGGAAAAATGTAAAAATCTCTAAGATCCATAGGTGGTTGATAATCTATTTTTGCAAACTGACCATTAGCTGCGCCTAATATTTGTAGTCTACCATTCTGTTGTATATGCCCTGCTGAATATTCTTTACCATATGTTGACGGTAATTTTAAAATCATCACACTTGATAAACCTGTAAATAACATACCTCTGTGAATGTGCGCTGGATTATATTCGTGTTGTTTCATTTCGTTAACCCAGATAGAATTTAGATGTGTTTTATAATCTCTTATTTTATTAAATGCTAAATAATGTTTAAATGTTTCAAAAAAATAATTTGTTACATTCCTTGGTAATTTGTTATGATTTTTCATCTTTGTTTGATCAGCTCCATGATAAAATAAAGAATGTTCTTTTTCTATCTTACCTACTAACTGTCCATTTGCAGGTGCAAGATTATGATAATTTGTTTCGTATATATAGTTAATACTATTAAATATATCTAAAGGTACTTGATACTTTAAAATTGATTGACCTAAAAATATAAAATCAAACTTTGGGTTTTCCATGTTGTTCAATCTGTTCTTTCTCTTGATAACTTTGTTCTAGTTCTCCTGACTTTTTAATTCTTTGTAATGATTGTAATTGACCCATTACATTAAATACTTCTGCTTCTGATGAGTTTGCATTTAATGATTTAGCTTTTTCATGGTATTGCAATCCATAGGATTCTAATTGGTGAACATTAACATCTTTATCATTAAATGATCCATCGTTAAATTCTTTTTTTAGTTTGGACCACATCTTGATCTCACGCATTCTATGTCTTGCAATTTTTTCCATAGATGCTTTACCAAATCTACATTCATCTAGATCAATTTGATATTTAGTTCTCTTATATTCATCCTCTTCTTTTTCAATTTTTTTTTCTAACCAAGTTATCTTTGCTTCGTTTCTTCTATAGTCAAATGATAGAGTCATTAGATTATCTAAGTATGATGATTGTTCTCTCACACACTGCCAATACTTTGCAGCTTTGGTTGGATATCGATTATCCTGTAACACAGAAAATCTTGCCTCTGTCTCTGTTCGAAACATTTGTTTCTTGGTCCATGTATCACGAAGCTCGTCTACCATACCTTTAAACGATGAGAGATCTTCTTGTGATAATAAATTATTTAAATGTGGTTCTTCACCTTGTATAACTTCTTTAACGTCTTTTTTCATATCTTTATCCTTTATAATTAAATGTAATATATATTAATTAAAATATATTACAAGTCTTATGAATCGGTAAATGTTCTTGTTTGACCTGCACCCGCACCTGTCCATTCTTCCGTGTCAGCTCTATCACTACCACCACTACATAAAGCAGCCGTATATGATCCTGAACCTGCTATATAAGCTCTTGATTGAGAAATATCTGCAACTTCAGTCCAACTCGTTCCATCCCATTGTTCGACTACAGCTGAAGGAACTGTAGGGGGTGGGGCTGACGGATATGGAACACTACCACCAAAAGCTATTGCTGCAGTATTAGTAAGTCCACCTCCACCTGGACCAACTCTTACAGTATTTAAATCTGCAACTTCTGTCCAATTCGTTCCATTCCATTGTTCTGTTTTACCAGTTACTGAACCATCATTACCTCCAAAAGCTAGTGCTGATGTATAAATTCCAGCACTTCCTGGTCCATGTCTTCCACTGTTTAAATTATTTACTGCAGTCCAGTTAGTTCCATTCCAAACTTCAGTATTATTAACACCTGTAGTTGTATATCCACCAAAAGCTAAAGCTGCTGTTTGAATTCCAACTCCGCCTAAAAAATATCTTGAGGTATTTAAATTATTAACTTCAGTCCAGTTCGTTCCATTCCAAGTTTCAGTTTCATTTTTTCCAGGTGAACCTCCACCAAAAGCTAATGCAGATGTAGAATCAGCACCTGCTCCTGCTATTCCTCTTCTAGCAGTATTTAAATCGTTTAGTTCTGTCCAACTTGATCCATCATAAGCTTCTGTATTTGCTTTATTAGGTGGCCCACCACCAAATACTAGCGTTGATGTTTGAGTTCCTGAACCTGCAGCTTGATCTCTTACTTGGTTTAAATTACCACCAGTTGACCAAGATCCTGCACTTGTAACTGCTTGACCTTTTGTAACATTGCTAGTTGTATTATACCAAACTTGTCCTTCAACAGGATTCGATGGATCCGATGATACCACTTGAATATTTGTTCCTTTTAATTCTTTATATGTTGTCATAATTAATCTGTGCTTATCGTTTTAGTTGTTGTTGTTGAACCAGACCATTCTTCTGTTGCTGCTGTTTGAGCAGTTGCAGTTTCTCCAGAAAAAGCTAATGCTGCTGTTACAGTTCCACATCCACCTTCTTCTCTTCGTCCAGTATTTAAATCTGCAAGTTCTACCCAACTCGCACCATTCCATTCTTCTGTTAAAGCCAATTGACCTGGAGGTGGGTTACCACCAAAAACTAAAACAGAAGTATTACTTTGCCCTGCCGCTGCACCTTTAGTTTTTGCACTATTTACATTGGTAGTTTCCGTCCAGTTTGTTCCATTCCAATTTTCTACATTAGCATAAGTTCCACCTGGACTTTGTCCACCTACACAAAGTGCAGCTGTATTACTTGATCCTTGTCCATAAACTTCCCATCTACCTAAATTTAAATCATTAACTTCAGTCCAATTAGTTCCATTCCATAATTCTGTGTTTGCAGTAACAGGAGGTGTGTTTCCACCAAAAGCTAACGCTGATGTTTGAGTACCAGCACCTCCTAATGTAGTTCTTGCAGTATTGACATCATTAACTTCAGTCCAGTTTGTTCCATTCCAACTTTCAACAACCGCAGTAAAATTTGTAGAATATCCTGAAAAAGCTAACGCTGCTGTATAGGTTAATCCACTTGCTGCACCAGCAGATCTTGATGTATTTAAATTATTAACTTCTGTCCAATTAGTTCCATTATATAATTCTGTTTTACCTGAAGCAGGGGGTTCTGATCCTCCTGCAAATAATGCAGCATCTCGTTCTCCAGCTCCAAAAGGTAATTGTCTAGGTTCATTAACATCATTGGCACTTGCCCATGCTCCAACTGGTGCACCTGCACCTGTCCATTCTTCTGTTACTGCTGAAGCAGAACCTGTATCTCCACCAGAAGCCAAACCTGCTGTTGAAGTTCCTGCTCCACCTAAATATTTTCTACCTGTAGATAAATTATTTTGTTCTGTCCAATTTGTTCCATTCCATAATTCTGTTTCATTTTTTGTACCTGGTCCTCCACCAAAACCCAATGCAGCAGTATATGGTCCTGCGCCTCCTAAACCATGTCGACCAGTATTTAAATCATTAACTTCAGTCCAGTTTGTTCCATTCCATTGTTCTGTTGCTCCAGGAGGAGCACCAAATGCTAAAGCGTTAGTTTCATCACCACCTGTAGCTAAAAATTTTCTTGCATTATTTAAATCATTGACTTCAGTCCAGTTGGTTCCATTCCAACTTTCTACATTTGCAACATCTGTTGATGGGTTTTCACCACCTACTGCTATAACTCCTTCATTATCTGTTCCAGCTCCTGCTAAACCTTTTCTAGCTGTGTTTAAATCGTTGACTTCAGTCCAGTTCGTTCCATTCCAACTTTCTGTAACACCTGTAATGGCTGTACCCTGTCCACCAAAAGCTAATGCAGACGTATAAGTTCCAGCTGAAGCAAGAGTTCCTCTAGCAGTAGATAAATCATTTACCTCTGTCCAACTAGTTCCATCGTAAGATTCTGTTACGGCTTGATAAGTTGTTACATAACCACCGATGGCTAAAGCATTTGTTTGAACACCGTTTGAACAAAGTTGTTCTCTAGCCGTGTTCATATTATTACCAGTTCTCCAAGAGCCAGATGTAGTCACATTTGCATATTTAAACTTTAAAACATTATCAGTTTCATTATACCACACCTGTCCCTGTATCGTATTATCAGGATTAGTCGTATAGTTCTTAATCTTTGTACCAACGATCTCTTTGTATTCAGCCATTTAAATTTTTATTCCTCCAATGTTACATCAGCAGGTCTTGGATTGTCATCTGTCTTTTCTTCTGCAGGTAACGCATCCCAAGCAGCTTGCGCCGCTTGAACCTCTGCATCAACTAATGCTTGAGCTTCGTCTTTTGTTTTAACGACACCCGCTACTTTGGCAATCCA